AGAAAAACGCTCCTACTAATCCATCTCTTTGGTCAAAGGCAAAATCATTAGCTAGATCTAAGTTTGACGTTTATCCATCAGCCTATGCTAATGGTTGGGCAGCTAAATGGTATAAGTCCAAGGGCGGTGGATGGAAATCTGTATCAGAAGAATCAGAACTAGAAGAAAAGTGCTGGACTGGATACAAGCAAGTTGGTATGAAGAAAAAGGGCGAACGTATGGTCCCTAATTGCGTTCCAGTCAAAGAAGAAGAATTAAATAAAAAAGTTATGACTCCCGAACAGATCGCAGATAAACATGGAGTTTCGGTTGAGTCGCTCAATAAATGCCTTAAGAGAGGCATTCAAGTAGAAAAAGAACATACTACACATGCTGAAGAAGCTAGAAGAATTGCTCTAGCTCATTTAGGCGAAGATCCAAATTATTATAAGAAACTAGATAAGGCTGGTCTAGAAGAAGGTAAGGTCCAAGACGCTGCTAAAATTGCAGCAATTTTAGGATCACTAGGCGGTCATGCTTATAATGTCAGCAATGTTGCATCTCACTCAGATGATCCTGCCTTGGCCGCAGCGACAGTTGCTTCGTATCTACATCCTGCATCAAGATTATTGCAGGCAGCGCCATCTGTTTTTAAAGTTAATAAAGCTGGTAAAGGCGAAAACGAATTTTTAAGACAAAAAAGATATAACAAGTCCGTAAAAGAAGACGCTGAAGCGCATTCAAAAGATTTCAGAAAACCATCATCAAGATTTATAGGGAGCAACGAATTGGTAGACATTTATAAATCACAGACTCCAGGTCAGATAATTAAGAAAGTCATTCGCGAACATCTTCAGGAAGCCGTAGCGATTGATACTGCACACCCTACAAACATAGAGCGCCCAGGAATATATGGTTCGCAGCGTGCTGGCGTTCAAAGACAAGCTCCCAGACCAACAGAATATTCTGGTAGAGCATCAGGTAGATTAGCAGGTCAAGGTGGATCAATGACTGGACAGGTTCAAACTACAAGAGCTGCGCCACCAAGAGCGCCAACTTATTCTATGCCTTCTGGTCAGCGTGGTTCTATGTCAGCATCACCAACAAAAGTTTCTACATCATATTCACAAGGTGGTGTAAATGTTGGTAAAGGAATGGCAGCATCAAAACAGACTAGTTTTGTCACTAGAGGAATGGAAAAAGCTGGACTAGAAGCTGTTAAAAAAGCGGCACCTGCAGTTGCAGCAGGAGCAAGAGCAATGACTGGTGTTGCTGGTACTGTAGCTGGAGCAGTCGCTCCTTATGCAGCTAAAGAAGTTGCTAAGTCTTATGAAAAAGGACACAGTCAGGGTCTAAAGCCACACGATGTTAGTGGTGAAAAGTATTCTGATGTTGCAAGCAGAATGAAAGAGAAATCACAAGGTCGTTCTATTTCAAGTTATGAAGCTGATGTTCTTAAACCACAGAAATATGAACAGCCAAAAGCTGCTCCGGCTCCAAAAGTAGAGGTTGATGCTCCAAAAGCACCAAAGAGACCTACTGATTTTACTTTTGGTTCTGCATTTAGTAAAGCAAGAGAAAAGGCTGAAGGTCCTGGAGGTTCTTTTGAATATACCAAAGGTTCTGGAGAAACCGGTATATATCATACAGGTTATAAAGGCGAAACAGTTCCAAAAAAACTTACTCCTGTTGAACCAGAATCAGGCGGAAAAACATTAAAGAAAATTAAAGAAGCTATTGCCGAAGCAACCTATAAGGGTAAAACAGTTCCTCTTAATAAGCCAATGAAGGGCGATGTTAAGAAGTCAAAAGTTTTCGTTGATCCTGATGGTGATGGCAAGGCACAGAAGGTAAACTTCGGTGATAAGAATATGTCAATCAAAAAAGATCAACCAGCACGTAAGAGATCATATTGTGCTCGTTCAGGCGGAATTTCAGGCACTAATGATAAAACTTCTGCTAATTATTGGTCAAGACGTGCATGGAATTGTGAGGAAACTGAAGTAAATGAACTATCAGTCCCTGCAGGAACAACTGGTAAGAGAGAAAAAGTTTCTACCCCAATGGTAGCTGTTCGTATGGCATCTGGTAAAATTGAAAAACATCCACCAGGAAAGAGCGGTAGCTCAGGCGGTGGTGGAAACGGAGCAGAGTAATGGCATTAGTTGATCTACCAGAGTCAATGAGAAGAGCATTAGCAGATAGCTATGCTTTTTCTATCAAGGCGCAGAACTATCATTGGAATGTTACTGGTCCTCATTTTGCTGAGTATCATGCATTCTTTGGTGATATATATGAAGAAGTATCAGATGGAATTGATGTTATTGCTGAGGCGTTAAGAACTCTAGATCAATTTGCTCCTGCTTCATTCAAGCGTTTCAAAGAACTATCAATGATTGAGGATGAATTAACTATTCCTGATGGATTAGTTATGATCAGTAGATTAATGAATGATAATCAGAGAGTTTTACATTCTTTGACAGAAGCATATGAAACTGCTGAGAAACAAAAGAAATATGGCATTTCAAATATTCTACAAGATCGCATTACAGCCCATGAAAAACACGGCTGGATGTTACGTTCTTTCGTAAAGGCATAACAATGAAAAGTTTAGAACACCTTATTAGATTAGTTCACGAAGGTAAAGCAGAAAAGGGAGAAAAAAGTTCCCTGGAACATGCTATTCGTAAGATTCGCGAAACTAAACTAGATGATATTGAAAGCACAAAAGCTACAAGAGCTGGTCGTTTTGATACTAAAATGACTGAAAGTGATCTTAATTATATGGGTTCAGGAACTGGTGGTGAACCTAAGATGCATACTGAAGATGGCAAGAAAAAGAAAACTGATGAAGCTGTTGGCACTATTGGAACAGACGATTATCAAGGTAATCAGTTTAAGTCAGTAAGAACTACAACTCCTCATATTGAACCACCAGCTGGACCAAATGGTCATTCTCAGGCTCCAGAAAACGTATCACGTCAACGCACTCTTGCAAAAGAAAAGAGTAGCATGACTTTGCATGGTAAGGTTAGTGAAGCAGTAAAACCAAAAGAGGTAGAAGCAGGCTTAGATATGTTAGGTAAGTTGTGGAGATCAGGTTCAACAAAGGGGAGAGAAATAGTTCCTTATGTTGAAAAGGGTGTTCCTGCTAAAGTTAAAGGAAAAGAATTAACTGTTCCTAAAAAAGAAACAGAGGTATCAACTAAAGTAGAACCAAAAGTTGAAGTTCCTGCTAAGACTGATACTAAGGTCCAACAAGAAATACCTACGAAAACTCCAACAACAGTTACAGAACCAAAAGTTGAAGTTCCTGCTAAGACTGATACTAAAACTAAACCAGTTGAACCAAAAACAGCCCCTGTTACTGTTACTGAACCAATCGTTCCAGTAGTTGCACCAAAACCTGTTGCTCCTATAGAAACTCCGAAGCCAGCAGCTGCAGCCGAACCAAAACCTGCTACTCCAGAGCCAGGTAAACCTGGAGGACCATTTGTTCCTCCCTTTATTCCTTCTTTTGGATCTAATACAAAAACAGATTATGGGTATGATGTTTTACATAGATTAGGTGTGAAGAAAAGTAGAGGCATAGCCAAAGCGCATAGAATGCACGAAGATTCTGAAAGAAAACAGATAGAAAACGTTCCGCGTAAGGGCGACCGTAAATCTATTGCTTATATTGGAAGATCAGAAGATGATCCTAAAACTGCCAAGGAAAAGACTTCTAGGCAAGCAGCATATAAGATTAATGTAATTGATGAAAATAGAAAACTTGCTGGTATTGTTCTTAGCACTGTTAAAGATAAGAAACAACAGATGAAGAGAACTGAAGATGGTCTTGGTCAATCATCAAAGAACATTCAGTATCCTAATGGAACTGTAGTTTCTATTAATCCAGAATTAAGCAGAACAACAATGGATATCGACGGGAAATTACCAAATGACTACAAATAAAGATTTTCAGCAATTTCAAAAGTTTTTAGCTGATCAAAAACAACAACAAATTGATGAACTTTCTGTTGGTAAAGCTATTAATACAGGCACAACAGCATATATGGGATATGAAACTGGCTCTGCTATAAAAGACAAAAGATATGGTGATGCTGTTTCTTCAGGTTTATCTATGATGCCTGGTCCAATTGGTTGGTCTGCAGCAGTATCAGACTGGATGGGACAATCAGCAAAAACTGAAAAAGGAAAAGCTCAAGGTGAATGGGTTAGAAAAAACGTACCAGGAGCTGAAACTGTAGCTAATTATATGAGAAAAGCTGGAGAAACTATAGGCGTTAGAGAACCATCAAAGGCTCCAGAACCTGAGAAGCCAAAAGAGCCAGAACCAGTAAAACCAACAGAAACAAAACCTGCTGAACCACCACAACAATTTATTTCTCAGCAACCAAAATCAGATTTCTTACAAAAAGCTAATATCGGAACCATCGGAACTCGAGTTCAACCCGAAAGCGGTGGAAGAACGATTAAAACTTTTAAGCAGTTTCATAAAAAATAAATAATAGAAATTCAAATTAAAGGAATTAATAAATGTCTGAAGATAACAAAGATTTAACAGAGGGTCGTGCTGATCTCGGTGCCAAAGTTGTTGACGCTGGCGCAAGTTTTTTGAACAAATTAAGAGGTGGAAAAACTATGCAAGTAATTCCACCAAAAGGACCAACAGTAAATATGCCACGTGGTGCTAAAACTACACAAGTAAACCCAGCTCCAGCTGTTGAGCCACCAAAGTCTTCTACTGCAGGAAAAGTAGCTGGTAATATTGCTGCTGGTGGTGCTACTGCTGTTGCTGGTCTTGCTGGTGCTGCTATGTTAAGTGGTGGTAAAAAGGCGGAAACAGAAAAACCAACTTCTAGCGTTTCACCTGCTCCACAATCAAGCATTTCTCCTGCACCAAAACCAAAACAGGATGATATGACTTTCGGCCAGGCTTTCAAAAAGGCTAGAGAAATGTCTGGTGGTAAATCTACTGGTCAGTTTACTTGGCACGGTAAAGAATATCAGACAAATACTCAAGGTAAAGGCAGTGCTACTAAACCACAAGAAAAGTATATTGCTCCAAAGCTACAAAATAAAACTGGTTTAGATGTTCCTAAAACAACAACTGCTGCAGCTACAACTACTACTCCTGCTGCAGCTGCTGCACCTAAAGCGCCAGAAACACCAAAACCAGCTACCACTCCGGAAACAAGCACAGTTACTCGCACTATGCCTGCTCAACTAGGTGGTAAAGAACCAGAAAAAACAACAGTAGCTACTCCTCAAGTAAGTTACGAAAGACCACAGTTTCCAATGTCAGCTAAATCATCTTTCGAAGATGGGGGAAAGAAAAAGAAAATGTCAGAAGAAAACAATAAATTAATTGATATGTTCCTAAAGTTACAGGAAAAGCATGCTCTAACTCCAAACATCTTCGAAGCTGCTAAGAAAGTGGGCAAGATGGAAGAAGAACTAAAGGGTAATCAGCATAGAATTGATGCCAATAAGAATGGTAAAATTGATGCTCATGATTTTAAACTTCTTCGCGCCAAAAAGAATGTAAAAGAAGGCGAAGGTGACGAAACAGCTAAAAAAGAAACTAGCATGAGCGTTACAATGGACAATAAGCCATCAACACCTGCTCAGACAACTGCTGCTACTTCTGGTCCATCTGCAGCAGATAAGAAAGCTCTTGATACGAAGATCAAGTCAATTGCTAAAGAAGAAGTTGAATTCTCACAGGCAGAAATTGATTATATTAACTCTTTTTTCGAAGCGGTAGCACCAAGTAGAGCAGAGCCTACAAAGGGCGTAAATCCCACTGTCAGAAACACTGATCTTACTGATGAAACTCTTGAAGAAGGTCGTCCAAGAAAGAATCCAACGCCTGAAACAACTGAACGTGATGCACGTCAGCATATTCAGGTTCAGGCAGGACGTGCAGCTGGCGGAACAGTTGTAGACTTCAATCATGATAATGGTAAAGTTTCTAAACTAACTCCTGGCATGGGAAGAGCAATCACTGCTCATCTTAATGGATTAAAGCCAGCTGAAAGACAGGAAGCTGTTAAGAGAATGCATGCAAGTCCAGAAGGATTGAAGGTGTAATGCCAATAATCATAAAAGGTGATTTGGTTACTAAGCCAGTTGAGGAGAAACCAACTCCTCAACCTTTGAATCTTAGATGGAACGATATAATTAATAGACCTGTTCCTAATGAACAACCTAAATCTGAACCTGTTAAACCAATTATAAAAAGACAGGTTGTTGAAAAAGAAATCGTAGAAACTCCATCTCATTATCATGAAGAAACTCATGGAGAGCTACAAAAACTTTTTAATAAAAAGTCAGATTATCTTAGAGATATTCTAGATTTTGATTCTAATAAATAAAAGAAAATTCTTAGGAGGATAACATATGCCATTATGGGGACGCAACGATCAGTCAGTAACTGCTAATAGTGTTACTACTGTCGAATCATCAAACGGTGCACCAATCGGTACACATGCACTAGTTAAGTCAGGCGGAGGAAATACTTCTGTTCGTGTTGACGGAGCTAATGCACATTTCGGAAATACATCACCTGGTTCAAGAGCAAATGTTGATGTTGCTATGTTTAACAACACAACAGCAAATGCTTTTATTCCTGGTATTACTGTTGGTGTATTTGGCGTCGACGCCAATGAAATAACAGCTGAAAGAGCATCAGGTGCTGCTAGACCAGCACACGCTGGTTGGGTTCTACGAACAGTAGGTTCAGGCGGACGTGCAGGGCGTGTTCAGTATGAAACTTTGGTAGCAATGGGATCTCTCGGCGCTCAGACTGCAGCTTATGGAACTCCAGCAACTACATCTGATTCTGAAGATACTATTTTCCAAGATGGTTTCATTACTATCGCATCACAGCCATCTAACGCTACAGCTAATGCTTCTTCTAATCAGTCAAATACATTTACTGTTGGTGTTTCTATGGCACCAGGAACAGCTACTCCAACATACCTATGGTATTACGCTACAGCTGGCGCTGGTGGTCCATTCTCAACTACAGCAGCTGTCTCTGGATTCAGCGGTCAGACAACCACAACTCTAACTGCAAACGCTGCAACTCTAGCTGCAAACGTTTGGGTATTAGCAGCAGTATCAGTAACTGGTGGCGCAAGCGTAAATACAAGCGTAGCAAAACTAACAGTTACAACATAATAGGTAAAAAATGGCAGACGATAGTAAAAAGGTTTCGGAATTACCAACAGCTGCTAACGTTGCAGCTACTGACAGGATCTTAGTCCTCCGAGATCCTGCAGGTAATGCTTCAGTCAGAACTGTTAATGTGAACATCTTCGCTGCCAATTTAGCTATTTCAAATAGCGTTCCGGCAACAGCCTCCTCTAATGGTATTGCCGGAACCATTAGATATGATAGCTCGTATGTGTATGTTTGTGTAGCTAATAACACATGGAAAAGAGCCGCTCTTAGTACATGGCCATAAATGAATGAATCGTTAACTGATAATAATTTTTTACTTTATTGTGCATCTCATTATGATAATGTAAAATATGCTTCTACTGAAGATTTTATAGAAGATCTAAACAGAATAAAGTATATTAAAAAATTAATTACAAGATATGTTGATAGTGGTGATTTAAGAGAACGATTGATTCTTAATCACATTATTGTATTGAATAATTGTTTTGGCCCTGAAGTCTGTTGTAAAATTTTATATTTAAAATTGAAACCACAGATGAGATACATAAAACCTTTTTTGGTTCTATTAGATATTCTACCTGAGTTTATTCATAATGTAAATAATGAAAAACTAGTAGACACAAATATTATAGACATGGATCCAGTTATTGTTGCAAAGTTAAGGAAAGTTTAATGTCTCCGCAGTTAAATTTTTTAAATTTGTTTGTAAAGTTTGCAGCAAAAGAAATGGGTTTAACATCTCTTCCTAAAATTCATTTCGTTGGAAACAAAGAAAATAAGTATAACGCCTTTGGTCATTCCATAGGTAATGAAATACACATTCGTGTAACAGACCGTCATCCAGGCGATATTATGCGAACAATAGCTCATGAGTTATTACATTTCAAACAAAATGGTTCTGGGAAAACAGGTAAACAATTTAGAGAAGACGAAGCTAACGCAGTAGCAGGAAGAATAATGAGAAAATTTAATACTACCTATCCTTCTCTTTTTAAATTAAAACCAATTGCTCCTAGTGAAATAAAAGAAACAGAATCTCTTGGAGCCGTCAATGCTATTGGTGGCGGCGAAGGTATTGCTAAGTTCGATCCATTACTTGGTAAAAAAGCTGTAATTAAAAGAAAATTGAATGATATTATCGGATCAAAGGCTATGCGTAAAGAACTACGTAGGGATCGATAATGGCTGAAGATTACGAAAAGAGACAGTCTAAACTAGAAGACGCTATAACTAAACTTACCGAAATATCTGCTGATCTTAATAAAATGATTGCTGTGCATGAACTACGTTTGTTACAACAAGAAAAAATAACAGATAGCCTAGAGATAATTTTGGAAAAGAGACGAGACGAATTCGACGTTAGAGAAAACGAATTATACAAAACGATTAAAGAAGAAGACGAGAAAATATCAAAACAAATCGAAGACTCGCATGATAGACTTTCTAAAAAGATTGGTGATTTAGAAAGAATGATGTGGGTATATGGTGGCGGAGTAATGGTTCTCGCCTTCATTATCGCTAATTGGGGAGATGTCCTCAAAATGTTAGCAAAATAAAAGTTTGACTCTCAGAAAAATACCAGTATAATATGAGTGTGACGATGATAAGGATAGATTATGGATTGGCTAGCGCACAAGTATATTGGTATTGTTTCTCCTAGACTAGAAAAGTTTAAGAGAAAAGGTTCCAACCTATATAACTTCCGTTGCCCTGTTTGTGGTGACTCAGAAAATAACCAGAATAAAGCACGAGGATACATCTACCAGAAAGAAGGTAAGATGATGTTCCATTGCCACAATTGTGGAGCAACAATGGGTATTCCTAATTTTATCAAGATGATTGATGTTAATGTGTATAATGAATATCAACTTGAAAAGCTTCAAGATAGAAAAACACCAGAACAGGATGAGTATGAGAAATTCATCGAGAAGATGAAGACTCCCGTATTCATGAAGACTGGTATTCTCAAAGGACTGAAGAAGGTTAGTCAGTTACATCATGACAATCCTATTAAGAAGTTCGTAGTAGAGAGAAAGATTCCTAATGAATATCATGCCAGACTATTTGCTTGTCCTAATTTTATGCATTATGTCAATAATATTGTTCCCGACAAGTTTTCAGCTGCAGCTTTGGCTAAGGATGAGACGAGATTGCTTATTCCTTTTTTGGATGCTGATAAGTCCGTTCATGCCTTCCAAGGAAGATCTCTTCGGGGACCTGCGAAAGTTAAGTACCTTACAATTATACTTCGGTCTGATGTACCTAAACTTTACGGTTTGGACACTTTGGATCGTTCAAAGCGCATATATGTCGTGGAAGGTCCGATCGATTCTATGTTTATCTCAAACGCTGTTGCTACTGCTGGCGGCGACCTGGTATCTGCATGCGGCAGTCTCAACAAGCCAAACCTGGTAATTGTGTATGATAATGAACCAAGAAGCAAAGAAACTGTAAAGAAACTGGACAAGGCAATTATGCAAGGATATAGTGTTTGTATCTGGCCAGAGAATCTAGAACACAAAGATGTTAATGATATGGTATTAGCAGGGTTGACTTCTGACTTCATTCAGTATATAATTGATCAGAATACATATAAAGATCTTGCAGCAAAACTAGCACTACAAAAATGGAGTAAAGTATGAGAGTTCGAAAGAAACCAGTTGAAGTTGAAGCAATGCAACTTCTTGATTCTAATGCAGATATTGTAGCAAAATGGTGTAATGGATTGTCTCTTAGGAGAGAAGATAATGCAGAACCTTCTATTCAGATTATAACACTAGAAGGTGTTATGACTGCACGACTACGAGATTATATAATTAAAGGAGTGTATGGCGAGTTTTATCCTGTGGCTCCTGCTATTTTTGAACAGACATATGAGGTAATTGAATTATGAACGACAGAAACGTATGGAAAGAAAGATTTCAGGAATATTTTGACTGTTCTTCAAACGAACAAAAAGAAAATTATTGCCCATGGTATTTTGAAGAAGATTTTATGATAGAGATTAGTCCTGACATTACTCTTTTTAAAAAAGAGTTTCATAAATTATGAGGAGAAAAACATGACCGATGAAGAAACAAATAAGCTAAAGAAGATTCTTTTTGTCTTAACTCTTATTAAAAATAAAGAATCTGATGAACGCAAGCTTGCATACTCAGAAGCAATTGAAGAAGCAATTGAAGAAGCAATTGAACATGCAAAAGAACTTTTGGGAATAAAAGTTAAATTGTGAGACAATTAATGAGCGAAGAACAGTTTGTCAAATGTTATGTTGTTTTTGGCTGTGTATTTCTGATCTTAATAGTGATGGATATGTTTGGATTATGGGGGAACAGTGATGAATGACATTCATCAGCAGCAATTGAAGCAAGTAAGAGAAAGCGTATATGAGGAAAATCTGCGGCTTCGTGCCGAACTCGCCGCAGCCAATGAGTTTAAGAAGCATTACACTGATTTGATTTCAGTCAATGCTGAACTAATGGGAGCACCTAATGACGGATCGATTACAGACTCAGTAGTTCAAATAGAGAAACTTGTAAAGAAACTTCGTGCCGACCTCGATGCCGCTAATGAGGAAGTCGAAAAATTACGGGAACGCCTTGGTCCACATGGACTAGTCGTCGTAGACATAGACAAGACGGGGCATTACGTGTCTGAGAAAGTTGCCGACGAAATCACCCGCCTCCGTACCGACCTTGCCGTAGCCAATGAGCGATGTGAGATGCTGACAAAGGAAGTCGTAGAGTGGCGTAGTCGCCCCGATGCTTTGCGGGCTGACAAAGCCGAAGCCGACCTCGATGCCGCCATTTCAGAGCGTAATGGCCATTACGCTACATTGAAGCATGTGGCTAAAGAGCGTGACGAAGCCTTGCGTAATCAAGCAGAAACTCAATCTAAACTAGATGCTCTTGAAAAACTGTTTCAGATGACCTGTCAACAGTTTGAAGAAAAGCGCCAGCGTATTCTAGAGGTTCTTGACTAATGACGAAGCATTGTGTATATTTTTAGTGGAAAGGAGCCTACACATGACCAAGAATAAAGCAGAATCGGAGTATGTTATGATAAGGCGAAAGTGTGAAGATTCGGATATGGCAGAGTTAACATTCGCTAAGAATAACGAAAAACTTGACCTGACAGATTATAGGTGTATCCGAATGTTTTCAGAGACCACAGAGGAATGGGTTCATAAAGATGAATACGAGCATTTCTATGAAGAGTATCGCAAATTCAATGGTCTGATGATGAGGCATGGTGCGATACTATCATATATAAGTGAACCGTGTGAAGAAAAGGCTGTCACCACTTTCTTGAGGATGAAGGCGAAAGACTGATGACCTATACGTGGAGTAAGTATCCTGATGCCAAACCTAACCGATCTGGATACTATTACACATACTATTTCAATAACGAAATGAATGATTGTTTTTACAAAGCGATATACTATAATACTTCCGCAGACGAGTGGATCGGGTGGAGAAGAGGTATAGAACCTAAAGTTATAGGATATGTAGATAAGACGTATGCGAAGTTCTATGTTCCTTGTTTAGATTTGGTAACGCCAGACATAGGGAGTTTCTTGGAATGAGTGAAGATATTGTGAAGCGACTGCGTGAACCATGCTTTTTCAATGGATACGATCAGCAAACTTCTGAAGAAGCCGCTGATGAAATCGAGCGTCTTCGTAAGTATGAACAACTAGTCAATTTCATTGCTACGGACTATGTTGAACTCTCGCATGATAAGGTTCAAAATGAATATCTTCTTATCATAAAGAAGTGCCGAGAGTTGGTTAAGGAAGATATGGTAAAGATATTTGATGAATACCTTGAGGGTCTCAAAGACGTAAAGGATATTTTCTGATGGCCAGACAAATATAGAGGAGGTCAACGTGGAGGAGATAGAAATGACTGACGATGTATATGTGATTATTCTTTCGAATGGTAGAGCAGAGAACGTTCCACCATCATACAACTGGTATGATATTCTTATCCAAGCAGAAAGCGCTTGGAGACATAGTTGCAGTTCTTCGGCTATTCCTGAGAAGCTAATAAAGAACGGTAAGATCATTGTTGAAAAACAACTTTGGTATGTAGCAAGTAACTATGTTATAGAAAAAAATCATCTGGTAGATAAGGCTTACGAACAAGCGAAAGAAATGTTCCCAGAACCAAAAGGTGAGTGATGAACTACTGCTTCATGTATGACGGGATAGTTCTAGTGTTTCACAATGATCGATATGCTCATTGTTGGGACAAACAGTTTGTGACAGAGAACTGGTGAGAAAGATAATGAAATACAATATTGAACTAGACCATGACCAAACTGATGCTATTGTCATTGCTTCTCTAAAGGAGGCGTATCGTCTCAATGCTGATCCTCTTCCGGACGAAGGTGGAGAGAAATGGGTTGATGTCGAGTTTCTGGCTGCTATAGATCATGTCCTAGAATATTATCATAACTATGAGCAGAAGAAGTTATGGATTGTTGAAAAAGAATCGTTTAATAATGGAAAGAGTAACAAATGAACAACGCTAAGATTATTGCAGTAACACAGTCAATTATGAAAATCGAGACAGATGGAAAATATGGTGACGTTAACACTCGTCCAATGAACGCCGAAGAGTTCATTGCCTATACTGCCCGTGTTTCTAATCCCGGTAATCAATACAACACCCTCACTGCACCAAAACTCCTAAAGTATCTAATCGATCATAAGCACTGGTCTCCTTTTGAGATGGTGTCTGTGACTATGGATATAGTAACCACCAGGGACATCGCCCATCAAATCATCAGACATAGATCCTTTAGTTTTCAGGAGTTCTCACAAAGATACTCTAACCCCACGGAAGATATGGGTTTCGTAACAAGAGAAGCACGACTACAGGATCACAAGAATCGTCAGAATAGTATTGAGACGGATGATGATGATTTACACTATCAGTGGTTATTACAACAGAGAACAGTAACAACAGCAGCAAATAATGCATATAAACTTGCTATTGAACTTGGTATCGCCAAAGAACAAGCAAGAGCAGTTCTTCCAGAAGGTCTAACCAAGACCCGTCTATATATGTCAGGAACGCTTCGTTCTTGGATTCATTACATTGATGTTCGTGCCGAAGAAGGCACACAGAAGGAACATCGTGAAATTGCTATTGCTGCCCGTGAAGAAATCTTGAAGCATTTCCCATCATTGAAAGAGTATTGGTTTCCTACACCCGAACCCGTTGTTGAAAATAAACCTTGGTGGAGGTCCTGGTAATGTCTAAGATCGTATTGGTTGAAACTGTTTCTATGTTTCGTCATGTTTATGCAGTTGAACTAAATGATGATGAACCGAATGAATATGCACTTGATGATGTTGTGTGTAATTTATTTCGTTCAACAGAATTAGAAGAAGTAGGACAGACACACGTCTCTGAAGACATTTTCTCACATAGGGTCATTACAGAAGAAGAATATATAAAGGTGTTCGATGAATTGAATGACCACACAGTATCATGGACGCCGGAACAGAAGAAAAAGTATATTTACAAGAGGGATAAAGAATGACAGATATGAACGTATACCAGCAGTATATACACAAGTCAAGATATGCACGTTTTCTACCAGAAAAGAATCGTAGAGAGCATTGGCATGAAACAGTTCAACGATATGTTGACTATATGTTTGATAAGGTTAAGGTTGATGATGAAAAGTTAAAAAAAGAAGTATTCAATGCCATTCATAACCTAGAAGTTATGCCTTCCATGCGTGCATTGATGACTGCTGGTAAGGCATTAGATCGTGATAATGTTGCTGGTTATAATTGTTCATATCTACCTATTGATGATCCTAAAGCGTTTGATGAAGCAATGTGCATTCTTATGAATGGCACAGGAGTTGGTTTCTCTGTTGAACGTCAGTATGTAAATAAACTTCCAGAAATTCCTGATCAACTTTATGATTGTGATACTGTAATTACAGTTCGTGATTCTAAGGAAGGTTGGTCAAAAGCATTACGTATGCTAATCTCATTGCTTTATGCTGGTGAAGTTCCTAGATGGGATCTAAAGCAGTTACGTCCTGCTGGTGCTGTTCTTAAAACATTTGGTGGTCGTTCATCTGGTCCAGAACCATTGAACGATCTTTTTAAATTTGTTATTAAGATATTTAAGAATGCTAGAGGTCGCCGTTTAAATTCACTTGAATGTCATGATATTATGTGTAAGATTGGTGAAGTCGTAGTTGTTGGTGGCGTTCGTCGTTCAGCAATGATTTCGTTATCAAATCTTTCAGATGATCGTATGCGTCATGCAAAAGCAGGAGCATGGTGGGAAGCAAATGTTCAAAGAGCTCTTTCAAACAATTCGGCAGTCTACACAGAAAAGCCAGAAGTCGGGCAGTTCATGCAAGAATGGCTTTCTATCTATGAGTCAAAGTCAGGAGAGCGAGGAATCTTTAGTAGAGACGCATCTCAACGAGTGGCTAAGAAGTCTGGAAGAAGAGATCCTAACCATGAATTTGGAACTAACCCCTGCTCTGAGATTATCCTGCGTCCATATCAATTTTGTAATCTCACAGAAGTTGTTATACGAAGCAACGATAATGAAAAGGATCTTGCAAGAAAGGTTAGAATTGCAACAATTCTTGGAACCTTTCAAAGTACTCTGACAAACTTCCCATATCTACGTAAGATTTGGCAGAAGAATACAGAGGAAGAAAGACTTCTTGGCGTTTCATTGACTGGTATCTATGATAGTCCTTTGATGAATGATTACAATGATCCAGAACTTCCTGCACGTTTAGAAAGACTAAAGCAGGTTTCTATTGATACCAATAAAGAATGGAGCGAAAAACTTGGAATCAGTCAGTCAGTTGCTATTACCTGTGTCAAGCCATCCGGCACTGTATCTCAGCTTGTGTTATCTCCTAGCGGTATCCATCCCGGTCACGATCGCTTTTACATTAGGCGGGTTAGATCGGATAACAAAGATCCTCTTACTGGTCATCTTATCTCTTCCGGTGTTCCCCATGAGCCTGATGTTACAAAACCCCACTCTACTACTGTCTTTTCTTTCCCAATGAAGTTACCAGATACTTCTATTACAAGAGAGTCAGTGTCTGCTATCGATCATCTTGAACTTTGGTTGAAGTATCAGCGTCATTGGTGTGAGCACAAGCCATCAGTTACAATTAACGTAACAGAAGCAGAGTGGCCACGTGTTGGTGCATGGGTTTATGATCATTTTGATGAGATGTCAGGCGTTTCATTCTTGCCTTATGATGGTGGTTCGTATAAGCAGGCTCCATACGAAACAATAAGTAAGGAAGAGTATGAAGAATCAATTAAGGTTATTCCTACTAACGTTGATTGGGATAGTCTTATTGAAATGGTTGATAACGTAGAAGGTGCACAGACATTGGCTTGTTCAGCAGGGAATTGTGAAATATGAGTGATGAATGGAAAGATGGATACCAACAGGGTTTCAAAGATGGATATGATTTAGGAAAAAAAAGATGGGAACAACCAACTATTCCTAATCCATTCACAGATATTCCAAAAGAAGGATGGAAACCAAAACAAGATTGGTTAAGAGCTGAAAAAGTAGGAACTAGATGTTCTGTTTGTGATATGTTTTTTGAATATGGTAAAGCTTATGGATACGTATGTCCACATGATAAGTGCCCATCTAGAATAACATGTGGCACATTTACAAATTTTACAGGATTTACAGGAAGTATAGTAATAAGAGATCCTGGACCAGCAGATGGTTTATCTTATGAAGAAATTTATGGTTCAGTAATATATCAACAAAATAATAAGAAGGAAGAATAAATGGCATGGTCAACAGGTACACAAATATTTGAAGAGGTTGCTACAGTAATTAGAGCAAATGTGGCTGATTATGAAGCAAGATGTGACATATACAGAGAATTGATTCCAATTTTTGAAGATAATGGCGCAGAACTTTACGATGTTTATAAGTCTGTTGATGAAGCGTTTGATGAAGTTTGGTCAGAAATGAATCCTGATGACGATTACGAGGATTGATCCTCCATTGCCATTGCTTAACCCTAAAGGAAAAGCAATGGCGCACTTCCTTATTGATTATGGTCTTGAACACGATTTATACTGGGTGTGTTTTCAAGATGACACTGGTGAATGTTGGACTTGGAATAACAGCGTTATAAGATTACAAAATAATATTACCACTGGTAGGATAAATATCCCGAAGGAGACTTTGGGATGTGGGAATACAAAGGTGAGTACTTAGAAGAAATACCAGAAGGTTATGTTGGAATGGTCTACATGATCACTAACATAGCGACTAATAAAAAATATATTGGTAAAAAGATTTTTCATTTTACTAAGACGAAACAAGTCAAAGGTAAAAAGAAAAAGTCTAAAGTCGAAAGCGACTGGCAGACATACTACGGTTCCAATAAAGAGCTTAATGAACACGTGGAGTTATTTGGAACAAATAATTTCAAAAGAGAAATATTACATCTCTGCGTAAATAAATCTCAGATGTCTTATCTAGAACTACGAGAACAGATAGATCGTAGAGTCTTGGAGACAGAAGAGTATTATAACGAATGGATCTCTGCAAAAGTTCGTAAAACAAAACACTTGACTAACATATAATCTTATAGTATATTAAAGGAGCAATATTATGAAAAAAGGTAAGAAGATGCGAAAGTTGCTTATCAAGCTACAGAATCAGCTTGGTAAAAATGAAGGCAGAGACGTATGGCGTCAGATGGTGAAAGGAATGAATAATGGCATGGCCTCACAAGAATCGACCACGTAAGGGTCGCCGTAAAGTCGGCAGTCAGAAGCGTAAGGCTCGTCGTCTGAAGGGACGTAAGAGGAAGTAAGTTATGAAAATGAATCTGGATCAAGTAAAAGAGTTTATCGAAAATACATCATTGGCGACTAAAATTTACATTGGTTCAGATTCAGCACGTTTTCGTAAGAAAGATGTGTGGTTTGCTGAATACTGTACAGTTGTAGTAGTTCACTATGATGGTAAGCATGGTTGTAAAGTTTTCGGTCACATGGAAACTGAAAGGGACTATGATCAGAAGAAAGACAAGCCACGCATGCGTCTTATGAACGAAGTAATTCGTACGGCGCAAATGTATCTAGATCTTGAGGAAGCAATTGGAGTTAGAGATATAGAAATTCATCTGGATATTAATCCTGATGAAAAGCATGGTTCTTCATGTGTTATCTCAGAAGCTGTGGGATATATCAAAGGAATGTGTAACGTTGTTCCTTTTGTTAAGCCACGTGCTTTTGCTGCTTCTATAGCTGCGGATAGATTGCTTGCATAAAAATACACTCCGGTCGCCAAGTGGTTAAGGCCAGCCGCTCATAACGGCTCTACCGTAGGTTCGAATCCTACCCGGAGTACCACTATTTTATTACTGAAAAATTCAAATAATCAGCTCTTGTGGGAATTCCATTAGAGAATGTAGTTATTGTAAAATACGTATTCGTATCATTTACAACAGAACATGTCATAATGTTTGCTGATGGCTTTCCAGCATTTGATGCCACCGAATAATAAATGTCTGGCATAGATACTGAAAAATGAGGTATGTATGTAGAATTTGCGTCATGAGTAACGAATCTTATATTACCTAAAGCGTTGTATGGCATTACGCTATCATGAGGATCTGATCTGTATAAAATACAGCTACCATTAGTGGTTGTTGAAGTTTCGGATGTAATAGTAAAAACTGTTGTATTTGTTACGCTTGTTACATTAAAAAAATTATTTACTGCTGTTCCAGAAGTGAACATAGCATATATTTTATCATTTGCTTGTAGATTGTGTTGCACATAAGAAGAAACTATGGGAATTGTAACAGTAATAGTAGTTTCTGATTGTGAATATGTTCCTTCAGGACTACCAACCCCAGACGATGCATTTAAATCACCCCATCCTCTACAGAAAAAAACTGGAAGATTATTAAACTGTATATCAGCAGAAGTATAAGAAACGTTTAAAGAATTTGCAGAGTCAAGAGTTTGAACTGTCAAATTATTATTTGAATCTAATAATAAACTATTGACGTTAGAATTCAGATATATGTAATGAGTTTCGTCAATACCGACATTAGATCCAATAATATTAACATTGGATCCGTCTTTTGTTTCAGATAAAGCTATAGCAGAACTGTTAGCAAAAGAAATATAATAAGCGTTATTTGCCTTAAGACCTTCAACAGCTGTGTTGTTAGTAGGCACAACATATCTAATTAAATCGTTAACTACAAGATATGTATTGGCGCTTGCTATTAAGATCGTATCGTTTGCATCATCATATCCTGAAGAATTAGCAGAAAAAGAAAAATAATTAGAATACAAAGCTGACATACGATCCTCCAAATTTTAATTATTTATAAAGGACATATATTATGAAGAATATTATTTCTATTGTTTTTATTTGTTTATTGATAAACACTAGTGCTAAAGCAGGTTTTTTAGAAGAACTGATTAGTGGATTTAATCAAACACAAAATGTAAAATATAAAGACAAACATTCTAAACATATAAATAATAATTACTCAACTGGTGGTCATAATGCTAGTTGGTATAACGATCGGAGCGGACGGACAGCATCCGGTATGCGTCATCACTACGGTGTAGCGCATAGAACTCTACCGTTTGGAACAAGGGTTTGTATTACCAATCCCTCAAATGGTAGATCAGTAGAAGCCGTTGTAACTGATAGAGGGCCATTCGTCAGAGGAAGGACTATTGACGTAAACCAAAATGTAAGGGGTGCCCTAGGATTTTCTGGAACAGCACATTTAAACTATCACCCGTGCTGATGTGTCAGTTACACACAACAGAAAGGTAAATCAAATGAAGAGGATTATTTTTGCTGCGATGACAGCAATGGCTATGCTTGCATTCAGCAACGTAGCAGAAGCTAGTCGTGGCATGAAT